TATGTCATCCAGATTCTAGCACCGGATGGGAAAGTCCATTGGCTCTTCTTCTCCATCCATTTTGCGCCGGGATATGCTTTTGGATACATTTCCTGACTTTTGTGTATTAGTTCGCGCAATTCATCATTGGTTCTACGTAGAATGAGCGCGTTAAAATTAGAGTTTTGGCAATACCTTAACGGGTCTATAATAAGTGCGTAAGATTTACCGCCGCCAGCTGCACCCCCGTATAGCACTTCTCGCTCTGAGGATGCCAAGAAATCTGTTTGAGGACCAGCATTAGGTTCAAACAGAATCTCATCTTGTTGTTCTTCGACGGGCTGATAAGCGCTACTACCTATAAGTTGAACCTCAGTTTCTTGTTGAGCTTCTTCTTGTTTAGTTAGCTTAGCTAATTTTTTCTGCGCCATGTTAAGCTGTGTACGCGCAGAACGTTTAGCTCGCTTCAGTTTCTCCTGTTCCCGTTGCTCTTTGGTCTTGGGTTTGGATGTTGCCTTGGGCCGCGGTCTGGGCAGCACGGCGTTTTTGTTCAACATGCCGTCGTCTATCCGATGCATCACGCTTAACACGTTTCCACAGACCCATGGAAGTTATCCGTCTGCCTGTGTAGTCCGTAAGCCATCTAGCGACTTCTGGGTATGAAGACATTTTTAAATATCTTATACCTAACTCTAGGGCTTCCAATTGTTCATCAATTGGTTCTAGTAACTGTGGGTCAAATTCTGAACGTTTGTATCCCCACGGAACTCTAGGACCATTAGCTCTGTCATATCTATTCGTTGGATTCAGTCTCTGTGCTATCGTCATCATTCTTTGCCGGCAATATAAATAAACCCATCGGTTTTTCTGCCGATACGTTTAGCTTTTCTACCTTAGAAAGCCCCACTCTGTCAAGTATTTGTTGCGAGGCAGATAATTTTTCTCTGTTACCGATAGCCGTAGGGTCATCAATAACCCCCACCATAGATAATACAGCTTTAGGCGCATTAGCGGCCATTTCAAGTTCTGCACGCTCTATAATTTCAGTGCGTAACGCTTGCATAATCGCATATGGATTAGTCGTCTCCGAATATCCTGCAATACGCATTGCTTTACTGTAATTGCCTTTTGCCTCGGTAAACAGAGCGTCTAGGAATTTAGTTTGTAATTCTGTCAGTTGTTTAGGCACGAGGATTCTTCTTTCTACCTGTCTTAGTCCTAGCAAATGACCGGTTACGTGACTTGGACTTTACAGATAATTTTTTATTATTCATCGGATTACCGCTAGAATGATGTACGTCTTTTCCATCACCTTTAGTAACCTTGCCTTTTTTTGCCATGATGGCGCGAGCGGCGTTACGGGAAGCGCGACGTTTTTTTTGTTTTGTTCTAGAGTGGTAGCTGTCATACTCTTTTCTATAATTACGTTTACCGGTCATGCTTTTGACTTTTTCCGTTTGGTCGACTGTTTCCGTCCAGAGGGTGAAACGGACCATCTGATTGAGGTTGGCTTACCTCCGGGATTTCCGGCTTTTCTTTTCCTGCGCACGGCCGCAGCTTTCTGTCCTTTAGACATTTTGGCCGCTGCCGCCGCCGGGCGACACGCTGGATACTTTCTCTTAGATTTACTGGCTGATTTACGCCCACACTTTTTTCCTGTGGACACATCTCGCCAATCTTCTTTGAACCACTTACGCAGTCCCCCTTGATAACTCATACCGTTTCACCTTTATATCCCTACAACTGCAGCCATGGATACCATTGCAAACATAATGAATCCAAAACCTAATAGTGATATGATGCCAATTGTAAGGGCAATTTTAACGTTTTCTATAAACTCTGCTCTTTGCCGTAACGCTTCTTTTCTAGCTTTTGTCGCTGCGACCTTTGCTTCTTGAATTCTTCGGGCCCGTTCATCTATGATGCTTTGCCATGTGCCCGGACCAAACCGCAGGTCGATTAAAGTTCTCATCTCCTGAACTTTTTCTTGCGCTAACCTAGCATCTATGACTTCTTGTGCTACTGATTCAATACCAAATTGGTCGCCTATACTCCTGCCAGATTTTTTAGACCTTTGTTGTTGTACCTGCTTTTCGCCTTCAAGCAGATTATCTACGTATTTTGCAATATCACCAATATCATTAGCGGTGTTAATAGTCGATTTTATACCGTCTACTGCACTTTTTACTAGTGCAATACCTGCTAGAGTTTCGGCAATCATCTCTTTTCCTCACAAGATTACTCATCTATGGCGACCTTGGCTATGACCTCCATCCGCCGCCCATCGCCTTATATCGTTTTGCCGCAAAAGCATTAGCGTACGCAGAAGGGTAAACTTTAAATTTACGTTTGGCCTCAGCCTTAGCTTTACTCCAAAGAGCTGGCTTTGTGGGTGTGGGCTTTTTAGATTTTGATTTTTTCTTAGCTGCCATTTATCTACCTATTAGGGTCAAAAAATTCATTAACCGATATGAGAGCTGAAATAGTGCCAGAAGTCTCGGCGGTTAACACAATTTTATCGTTAGCATTCAGACTTATAGAATTGCCATCAACAATATTAGTAAAAGAATTAGCTGCCATAGATAAATCTTGCACTATGTAATAATACGCTGACGCATTCGAGTCATAGTATTGTGCGGATATTTTCTTTGCACCTGAATTATTGTTACTAAAACTAAAGTGCTTTACCACTGCTGCATGTCTTGTGGGAACAGTATATATAACCGTCCCACCCGTGCCAACAGTTACACCGACAGTGGTAAATTTTGCACTTTCAAGTAAAGGCATCTGTTACTTCTTTTTCATGCCGCCGCCGCGCATCTTGCGAGCCATTTTCATTTTGCCGGCGCGAGCTTTTGTTTTAGGTTGCTTGCCCATTCCCATGCCGCCACCGCGCATTTTAGCCATTTTCATTTTGCCGCCACGGGCTTTAGTTTTCTTCATTACCATATCTAAGATTCCTTCTCGCCAACACTAGGCTTTCAAAAACATCATCTGGAAAGTGTTTATAATATCCTGACTTTTCCAGACTCACTGCGGCATCATCAAGCTTCGATAACCGATCCACGAATACCATACAGTATTCTAAATCTTCCTGTTCATCATGAATCAGGAAATCCAATCCAGCATCTTCTGCATCATAATTAGGGTGAAACACCATGAGATGCATATCTTTGCCGGCAATAGACAGTGCCTCGTTCATGCCGTCACACCACCCATCAAGATATTCTATGTTGGGTAGCTCCTCGCTCGCCCATACGATGATGTCAAAACCAAGTTCGTTATAATCTCTAACTGCATCAGCTAATCCGTCAAGACCGCTGTTGATGCTAAACATCACTTGGTTTTCTGCCCACGCTTTCTGTGCGTAAGGACAAGGCGGCATGCCATTTAATTTTTCATTCGGAACCTCTAAGAAATCCTTAGACCATTTCCGGATACTAGCTTCTACGGGATGCACGAGTTTTTTTCTTCTGCTGTTCGATAAACTTGCGATATATACTAGCCGCCGAAGTCTTTCCCGCTGCTCTGGCTCGTTGTTCCATAGCAATAGCAGCTTGTGTCTTGTGAGCGTGACTTCTGCCTGACGCTTTAATTTTACGGACGGACGCCTCTGCATCTTTAGAGGTAGCAAATTTTAAGCCCTTTATAGTGCCTTTTGGGTTCTCATCAGTGTACAAGTCGCTATGTTTTTTGCTTCTTGCAGGTTGACCTTTTTTCCTAGGTATTCTTGGAGCCATTTTTATTCATTTTCCTAGATAGCTTTTTATCTTGGTCAGAAATTTTTTTATCTTGGTCAGACTCTTCTGATGATAACTTTCTAATCCTGTTTAGTAACTGTCTATCTTGGTCAGACATTCTGTTTAGTAACTGTCTATCTTGGTCAGACATTTTTATCTTACCATCTTTGGCTTTAGATACTTTTTTATTTGCCATATTCTTTTCAATTGCACGTCCACGAGCTTTTTCATATGATGATAAATTACCGTCTTTGTCTAAGTCAGCTTTACCAGGATTCATGAGATTAGCACCTCTTTGTAGCCGTGGCACGTTGGTAGGTAACTCCATAATGTGTTTTTTAGCTGTGGTGCCGCCCTTTTTCTTTTTCGAAGGATTAGATTTTAAATCTTTTACAGCAATAGGGCTTTGTAAATACTCGTTCAACGCCATGGTTTCATCACGTTTTAAATCAATAAAATTAATACGGGCTTGTGCCTCGTTTTTTGAACTTAGTCCAGCCATTACTTTCTCCGTTTTTGTGCGCTATTAGTAGGTAGCTCCATAATATGTTTCTTAGGCATCCGTGTGCCACCGGCGCGTTTACCAACTTTTACACCTCGTTCGTCAAGATATTCAGAAAAGGATTTATCTTGCAAAGTTTTAGGTAAATTTACCCCTCGCCCCTCAAGATATTTAGCTAATCCAAAAATTGCAGAATCTACCCTTTCGCTGCCTGTTATCTTTGGTTTTACGTATTCTTCATAATATTCTTTATGAAGACGAGTGGGAGCATCTTCAGGGTAGGGTTTTGGTATTCCCTCTACAGTAGGAGCTTCAACTTTTTCTCTTTTGGTACTAACTTGCTTAAGTCCTTCAGAATATATTGAGGTCATTAAAATTCTCCAGTCTTCATGGCATCAGATAATTTGTTAGCACGTCGTCCTACCTGTCGTGCCCATCGTGAGTCCAACATCTCGTAAGATGCAGCCTCGAAGTTGCCTTCGTGGATAGCATTCCACATTTTTTTAAATTTACAGAGCCGTGGGACACCCATATTGAACGCCATGTCCATC